GTATTTCTTTCCTCTTACGTCGTTAGACAAAGTAAGGTGTTTGGAGTACTTGTGGTAATACAAAGGCACGCTTCGGCGATAAATCCTTTGTCTTCACCACTATGCCGATCGACAGCAGTTCAATTCTGGGGATCATAAGCGAGGAGGACGTGATCAGGGCAGCTATCAGTACTAGTGCGACTAAATTTGGTTCTCAGTTGCACAGTACTGTTTGTGATCATGTGAAGGAGACTTATTTGGATGCGGTTGAAAGACAAAAAGTAAAAAAGAAAATAGATGTGCGAAGAGATCTTTCGCAGGAGCAATTACAATTGTTGAACGATTTGTATCCTGAGAGACACATCGTTTCCAGCAACTGTGAACGTGGCACACATAGTTTTGCCGCAGCTTCGAGAAAGATTGAAACGGATTTGTTGCTGAGCAGGATTCCAAAAAGGTCATGGGTATATGATATTGGTGGCAACTGGGCAACTCATGTTAAGCGCAATGATGGAAGGAAAGTGCATTGTTGCTGTCCCACCGTTGACATAAGGGACTCGGCCAGGAAGACTGTGAGATGGGCATCTATTGAAAAATATTTAGATGAGAAAGAAGAGATTCCACCTGAGATAGGAGAGCGTATAAAACGTTTGCAGGCCGACGAAGACAGGATATACGCTAACTTGAAATCAGAAAAAGCACAACCTGAAGATCTTGATGGAAAGTGGTATTGTGGTAACAGGTTCGAGGACTGCGTTTTTCGCGCGGACAGAGCTTATGCGATGGCTATCCACAGCATATATGACATCGATTTGTCTGATCTTGCCAACGCGTTGGAGGAGAAGCGGATCAAGGTTATGAGTGGTACGTTCTTATTCTCAGTGGATTTGCTGTTGGGAAAAAAGAGCGGTACTTTGCCGACGATGGACGGTTTCTTTGAAGTTGAAGATGGGTACGTGAAGTATGGTTTCCATAACGATACGAATCCAGGATATAAGCACAATCTTAATCAACTCATGAAATATCTTACCAAGACTTTCGTCGTTGCTAAAGGTGGTACCATTTACTACTTGGAGCTTACAGAGCAGAGGGGCGACGTGATGTTCTTTACTATGACAGACGCTACTGAGGCACGTATGAACGGTGTTGTGGCAGACGAATCTTTCAAATGCATTCCGATTGATAACAAAGATGAAGTTGTGTTCCCAATTTTCGAAGTAGATCAGAAGACGGACGCTTTGGTGTTTTCTGAGATATTACTGTCGCGTGATTTTGTCCAAAGGGCGATAGAGTACACAGGCAGATTGAAACCGGCGCAGCTTACCTCTGACAACGTGAATACGTATCTTACATCCACAAATAACACGATTATTATTGGAGGTTCTTCTAAGAAGAACGCCACTAAAGTGGATGCGACGCTTATTCAGCAGATCACTACTACTTTGATAGTGTGGACGGAGTTGATGAATCAGCGTCAGAAGAGGGTTTTGGAGAAACTGAGGATGCAAATGAAAGATGATGTCGATTTCATGACATTAGCTCACGCTACGTTCTTGAAAATGTTCGGTAAAGTGAGTTACTATCAGAGGGCCCTGAGGTGTTTTGCTAATTGGATATCATATGTGCATGGTGCCGATGCTATTCAGTTCAGGAACGTTCCACTTTATGCGGAAGTGACTGACCGGATTAAGCTTTGGAAAAATTATGCACCAAATCAGGGTTTTGTTCTCGATTTGGAGGAGCTGGATGTTAAGATCAAACTGCATGAGATTACTGAGAGAGAGAAGCGCGATGTTAGCAGGTGTATTGTTTCTGGAAAGTTGGGTGAGCTTTCTTCCGTCGATAACACCGAATGCGGTGCTGTTTTGGATGGGAAGGACTACAAGGATAGCAGAAGAAAAACCACTTTTGAAGACTTACTGGACGGTGAGGTCGCGACCAATTTTCTGGATAATTGGTGTGACAAAACCGATCATTTCAATTTCTCGCGTAGCGACGCTGTTTCTAAGTATGCTTGGGGTATGAAGTTACTGAAGGGTGTGTGGGAGTTTCTACTGCCACCACTACACTTCGCGCCCGTTTATGTTGATGCGGAACAAGCTAGAATCAGACTGAACGCAGAAATTGTGACCGTGGTCGAACACGCTGTTACTGAAAGCAACGTGGGTCTCACCGGAGTTGAAAAAGCTGAGTTTGCGGATGCTATGTCTTTTTTGGTCGGTGCGGCCAAACATTTGGAAAAGAGGAAAGAGGTTGCACAACAAGCTGTTGTGGAGGCTGTCGAAGCCGTGCGTGAACTTCGGAAAGTTCACTCACCTGCTGACGTGTGCAATGCGGTTGATCTTTGGTCGGCTTTTGAGAAGGACCTTGATGATGATGATGAAACTGGCACAACTGCGACGATTGTTGAGAAGGGCAAAGCCGTGTGCGATGATGACGTTCAAGTAGTGCTGTGTGGGAGTTCCTCTACTTCTTCTGTGGAAGAAGTTAGTAAGGAAGCAGAACTGTTCGTTGAGACCATTGAAAGCCAGGCAAGTTCTGTGACTGAGACGAGTGATGTTACAACTGAAGTCGCTGCATCGAGTAGTGACGAGTCAGTTATGAGTGAGGTTCCTGAGAAGTCATGGGCGTCAGTTGCTGAGGACGAAAGCGACGATAGTTACTATTTGAGGTCCATGATCATTTCAGACAAGGTACAAAAGAGTGCTTTACCAAAAAGACCTGATTTTTCAAAATACAGTACTCTTCAACAGAAGGCGAAACAGGAAGCTTTGTGGTACTTGCAATGCAAGATCGTTTCTGACAGGACTACATTGAGGAGCATAATTGACGATCATTTGCGCGGCATGTTTCACAATGGTAATTGCGAGTTGCCTAAGGATTCAGCTTTTTTGGACTACACTGTTGATAATTGTGGTACCTGGATGTATGGGAAGCCGTCGCGTCCGGGTCACAGTTATGGTGTTGGTTTTTCACTGGATACTAAGCAACGCATTACTAAATGTGAACTCGTGAAATTGATGTGGAATCGGGATTGCAGGGGTCAAATGAACCAGAAGCCTGTTAACACAAGGGCTTTTCAATATTTGCTACTGAGTGATTTGAGTTTCATGATGAATGAGTTGGTCATTTATCGTAATTTGCAACAGGTAGTGAAGAAGAAAGAAAGGACCAAGCAAGCTCGTATTACATTGAGGGATGGTGTTCCCGGCTGTGGAAAATCTACTTGGATTTTGAACAACGCAAATCCTATGAAGGATATGGTGCTATGCGTTGGTAAAGAAGCCACTGAAGATCTGAAGGAGAAGTTCATGAAGAAGCACAAATGTGCAGAGTCAGATTTGAAAAGGATCAGGACTGTTGACTCTTTCTTGATGCATGACTATGACAAATTCCGTGCTGCTACCGTACATTTTGACGAAGCGTTGATGGCACACGCAGGAATTGTGTACTTCTGTGCTGACATTCTTGGGGCGAAGAAAGTGATTTGCCAAGGAGATTCACAACAAATACCTTTCATAAATCGTGTTGAGTCAATTACTTTGCAGTATGCGAAACTTGCGATTGATGAGACGGAATATGTGAGACTTACATACAGGTCGCCAGTTGACGTGGCACATTATCTTACCAAGAAGTCTTGGTACAGTGGCGGTAGGGTTACAACAAAGAATAGTGTGTTGAGATCAATGAAGGTCGTAGGTCCGCGTGACGCAAAACCTATGACGTCGGTGCATTGCGTTCCTTACCATAGGGACGCACAGTACTTGACGTTTACACAATCTGAGAAAGCCGATCTGTACAAAGCGTTGCGTGCGAAAGGACCTGTGGAGGTGAACACTGTGCATGAGACACAAGGAAAAACTTTTGACGACGTTATCGTTGTTAGACTGAAGACCACTGAGAATGAAATTTATCCGGGTGGAAGGAAGGGACAACCTTACGAGATTGTGGCAACCACCAGGCACAGGAGGTCTTTGGTTTACTACACTGCTATTGAGGACAGGTTATTCGAAGATATCAGCGACATGCAGGATGTCATGGAGAGTAAATTGATGAAGAACCTCTGTTCTGAGCTTACTAAATGACGGTTTGGGTCGAAGTATGAGTCTATTTTGATATGTGATAGAGAGGTAAGGGTACCTGACGTAGGAACCCCTGTGATTATACAGGATTTCTATGACAGGGTATTACCTGGAAATTCCACAATGGATTCACACTTCGACGGGTACGAAGTTTCTACTTCCGACATTAGCATAGAGCTCGAAAATTGCACTGTCCAACCCAACAAAAATGTTAAGGTATGGCAAGACAAGAGGGGTTTGGTGCCTGTTTTGAGAACTGCGATGCCTCCTAAAAGGCAGAATCTGCCTGTAGAAGCTATGTTAGCTTTGAAGAAGCGGAACATGGCAGCGCCCAAGTTGCAAGAGGCAGTCAATGAATTTGAGGTGATTGAGCGAACAGTCAATAGAGCTAAAGAGATTTTCTTTGACACTTCTCTGATTGATGATTCTGAGGTTTCTACTAGGGAATCTAATTTGAGATGGTGGAAGAGGCAATCGACTACAGCGAAAGCTCAACTGAAAAAAGAAACAAGGCTGCTGCATGAGTTGGATTTGTGCTACTACAATTATTGCATTAAGGGTGATGAGAAACCAAAGATGGACAGATCTCCGCAACACGAGTACGGTGCTTTGCAAACTGTGGTATTTCCCGATAAGATTGTCAATGCGCTTTTTGGTCCTGCTATGAAGGAGATCAATGAACGGATACGTTTGGCTTTGAAACCACATGTTGTGTATAACTCCAGAATGAATGCTGAAGAGTTAAATCGTACGGTGGAGTTTTTGGATCCAGAAGAAGATTTCAATGCTTTTGAAATTGATTTTTCGAAATTCGACAAGTCAAAAACTTCACTGCATATTAGGGCTGTGATTGAGCTTTACAAGTTATTTGGTTTGAACGACTTGTTCGCCCTTTTGTGGGAAAAATCGCAATGCCAGACGAAAATCAGAGACTTTGTCAATGGCATAACGGCTTATTTGTTGTATCAGCAGAAATCAGGCAATTGTGACACTTATGGTTCTAACACCTGGTCTGCTGCTTTGGCTTTGCTGGAATCCATGCCTTTGGAGAAGGCTAAATTCATGATTTTTGGTGGTGATGATTCACTGATACTTTTCCCGAAACATTTGACAATTGAAGATCCATGTAGACGTCTGGCGTCTTTGTGGAATTTCGACTGCAAACTTTTCGATTTCAAACATAATATGTTTTGTGGAAAGTTTCTGCTGAAAGTGGGTGATAGATTCAAGTTCGCACCTGATCCTATGAAGTTGATTACGAAATTAGGTCGCAAGGACATTGTTGACGGACGATTGTTGTCGGAAATCTTTGTTTCCGTTGGTGACAACTACCGTTCTTATCGCGACTATCGTATTTTGGAGCAGTTGACTTATGCTCTTCGTGAGAGGTACAGGACCACTGAAGATCCGACTGCTGCATTGGTGGCTTTGAAGAAGTATATCTTCGATTTTAAGCTATGGGCTAGTATGTTTAATTATAAGGGTGAGTTTGTTGAGTGTAGGGTGGATAGGAACTTTGAATGGTAATTCGCCGTTCCTAGTTGTTTTTTATACTACATCTTTACTTCTTTTCCTTGTAATTTGTGCAGACATGGGCTCACAGGATGTCAAAGGTGATTCTTATGAGAGTGTTTACAACAAGATTTTGGATATGCAGTCTGAACCCGGGGGTGCAAATGATTTGCGGACTAATCGTCAGAGGAGTTTTAATATTGAAAATCGTTATGTGGAAAAAGCGCTAACACAACCGGGTGTTGTTACTAAAATGCAGGACGCGTGGACCAATTGGACTAAGACTAATAAGGAGGAAGGTACTCCTTACAATATGTCTTACAGCTGTGTGTTGCTGAATGTTATCCCTACTGTACCGATGGGCTATGCTGGTACTGTAGAGGTCTCATTACTGGATTCGGGCCTGTCACCACTTGAAAATGTTATTCCGGATCAGACACAAATGATGGAGCTGGGAAAAGGTCCGCATGTGATGTGTTTCTTCATGCATTACAGTATTCCGTTAAATGATAAGGGCAGGGCTGTGAAGCTAGCTTTTAAAATTGATGCGGAAATGGCATCCAAAGGTATGAGTGTTATGAATGTCTATTCCTACTGGACGCAAAGGCAAGGTCACTTATCTGCATATTCTGAACCCCAAAGGTCTACAATTTCTAAATTGATGTTGGGTTATGATAAAAGTCTGAAGATGAAAACTAGGAATGATGTCAGGAGGTTCGTTGGGAGGTCTCTCTCCTTACACAATCAGGAACAGTCGGTTCCGGCTTTACTACCTGGGCAGATTAACGTTATGAAAGAGAACGTGCCACTGTACCGTAAGGAAAGTGTCATCGATCTTACTCGGGAAGAAAGGGAAAAAGCTGCACAGTTAGAAATGCTTAGAAAGACGCGGGAAGTTCATACTCAAAGGAGTGCTGAGGAAATGAAAAGGCGTCAAGCAGAACTCGCGAAGGATACCCAACGTAAGTTGGCTGAGGAAGCAAAGGCTGTCACAGAGAAGCGTAAGAACATGGCTGGTGTAAATTCTAGTAATATTAAGTTTGGTAATTTTGATAGTGTGTAGCTATGTACAGTTATCTGTTTACGTGTAACTATATATTCCTTTCGGTCTCTATAACATGTTCTGTGTGTTATATATACGTATATTGGTGTATATGTATTTTATTTTCACATTTTGTATTTGTGTGTAAATGCAAAATAGTCTAATTTGTCGGGCTGAGACAAATCGTGGTCAGTACGATAACTGATACCGCCTGATTAGCGGTCTACAAGTTAATCGAACCTATTTGCTCGGGTTGAGTGCAAACGCGGTCATTGCGATAAATGACTCTGTTGATCAAACAGAAATAAATTGATTACGCTGTACAGTGCGTTAAACTGTACATCTATCCTTTAGCTGGTGTTGATGTAATTGAAAAAAGATCAACATTTAGCGATGATGAGGAGCGACAGGTAGTCGCGGCTGCTATGACACAGCAGTTAAGAGGGGTTCAAATCCCCCCCGAACCGGAGGGTTATCCGGCCCA